AGTAGTGGCTAGAAGTCTTAATTTTATAATACCTTCTTTTGTTGGGGTATTGTCTATGTTTCTACGCAATGCAGTTGATGAATAAATCAGTTCCTGCAATGTAAAGTTTTTAGTTAATCGCATTATTCAAATTTTGCTAACATTATCCTGTCTATACTTTTCTGAACATCCTTTTTAGTAGCATCTAGTTTAAACATTATGTTTGCTTTAAATCTTTCTTTTTCCTCACCGCTTTCAAAGATAATTACAGTAGGTATACAAGTAACATTATATTTTTTCTGTAGACTAGGAAAACTACCTATGTCTACTCTATATTTTTCACAATCATCTAACTTAACAAATTCAGCAAACTCATTAGACTTATTCCACTCAACCCAAAACTCTACTGCTACTATATCTTTGGCTGTTTTATCTTCAAAATTAGCCTCTGTTAAAAAGTCTTGACCACTTGCTATTCCAACAATAAAGAACAACAATGAGATTAAGATATATAAATAGTTAGTTATATTCATTGCATATTGTCTATCTTGTTTCTAAGATACTTCATATCCTCTTTTATTTCTGTAACATCTTCCTGTGTTGTCATAATTGTAGCACGGATCATTTGATCTTTCATATCAAACTCCATCTTAGTAACTTCTGGCGGTGGTGGTTCTGGCAACATCTTAGCCTCTTCTATTGAAGCATTTAGTTGAAACCACATACCTACTAGCGTTGCTATAAGCACACCAATGCCGCCTAATGTCTTTAGGCTAACTTCTACTTTTGAATTTTCAGAAAGTTCTTTTTTCATTATTTACAGGAGTTATCACATTTTTTACCAGAGAACTTCTCTACTCCACTAATACCAAAACAACCAAGTACAACCCATACAAAAGAATCATAAACAAATTCATTTATAACTAGGTCTTTACCTATCCACCCTGTAAGTAGATCAGCGATCATTATTAAACACATAATTGTAAAAGCAACAAAACCTATTATCGCTTTTTCATTCCAATTATTATCATCTTTAAATATATTCATCATAATTTATATTTTATTTTTCCGTTTTCTATGTATATACCTTCAGGCTTTCTTATTGCTTGACCATATATATTGTAAATTAAATTATTTTTCTTTGATTTCTCAACAACCTCTTCTATGCCTGAGTTACAAGGCAATCCAGTAGCACAATCAATATACTCTGTTATTACTATTTCTTGATATTCTACCACAGTATCATTTATAAAAAATTCAACGTATTCAGTTTCTATTATAGTATCAAAAACAACTACCTCTACTTCTTCTATTACATCTACATAGAGTGTGTCTAAAACATCCTCATATACAGTAACCGTATCACTTATATATATATATTCAGGCACTAGCGTTTCTATCTCTACCGTATCTATAACTATTTGAGTTATGTATTCTGTTTCTATTATTGTATCTAATTGGATGATGGTTTCATATATATAAAATGGAACTTGAATAGTGTCATATATCCATTCTACAAAAGGAATTTCAATAAACACAGTATCACAGTTAGGTGGTGGTGGTACACAATCAGCAACTGAAGTAGGAACTGCTCCATTCTCATCTGATGCATCGACACAATCTTCCCATCCGTCATTAATCCAACCATTTTGAACACATCCATTGGGAGCGTATTGAGTCCAATTAGAAGGATCATCTCCACAGTAAAAGCCTTGTGCTTGTGAACAGGTTAAACATAATTGCTGATAGTCATAATCTTGACCAAAAGCAAAAGAAGCAATAAAAAATAATAATGATAATACTTTCTTCATACTTAAAATATTAAATAATTAAAACCAAACTTACACTCATATATGGGCTTTTCCCAGTAATTCAAATAAGTTCCCTCTACAAATACACCTAAATGTTTTGTTATTCTAAGCCCTCCTACTATACCTGCATCTAAGTCTACACTTGGTCCATCATACTCATAACTATAATCACTCAAACCATAGTGTAAAGGCATTAAATTAACCCAAGTATGTAGCCAAGCCTTATTATGATATTTGTAGTAAGCCACTCCAATAGCCATAGAAACCTCATAGACGCTTCCTAATGCGTTTAATTGCTCTCTGTTATAGTTTGCTATAGCCTCACCAAAATAATGCTTGTAGAACTCATCATTTGAAGTTGCTATTAATTCGCCATTATTAAACCAGTGCCACTCTCCAAATACATATTCACTAGAATAGCCGAAATCTTCTGCTAAATCATTAAATGTACTTTCTCCGCTTACCCAAAAGTCTTCAATAGGATTAATGTGATAAACAGGATGCTGACGAGCCACAGCACCCAAAGTAAAATCAAAGTTACCTTTTTGTAGTCTATATCTCGTATCAAACGAAATAAACTCCATATTACGTCTTTCATCGTTTTTTAATTGTATTTTAGTCACGCATTTCTGTCCAAGATATCTAAGCCAAAAATCTTGATTAGTAAACTTGTCACCCCTATGACGGATAAATGAATAATTAAATAGATACTCCCAGCCAATGCTATTACCAATAGTAACATTATCGCTAACAGATTTCTCAGTACCGTAATACCAAGTTTTAACTTTGTACTCATAGTCAAATCGTGCTATTTTTCTCAAGCCTATAGTTAAATTGTAGTCATAAGGATTGACTTGAGTTACATCCTCATAACCTTTATCTACTGCTATGTAGTCTTCTTGCTCTACCATACTTGTATTCATACTCATAGAAGTATAAAAAGTAGAATACTTAAAAAAGCCACTTTGTCCAAGTGTTAAAAATGGTAATAATAAAAATATATATTTAATCATTATGATAGTTTTACTATTTGATAAGTAATATAAATATCGCCACTCCAACCTCCATTAAAAGCAGCATTACTAAAAACATACACCCCTTCATTGTCTACTGTAGAATTACCACCAATATTTGATCCAGAAGGATAAAACACTCTGTCGGCAACATCTCCATTCATTATATCTCTAAACCATTGCCAATAAAAAGTAGTACTTGCTGTGTTACCGTATCGTATATAAGCATTATTAGATGAAGTTTCAGTAGAAGAAGCATAAGTACAGTGAAAAGTAGCGTTTATTATTTGAACAAAATACCCACTGCCAGGAGCAGTTATTAATAGTTTAGGTGTATTATGTAAATCCACTATTTCTGCATTACTTAGAGATATTTTGTCTGTTTGGATAACAAATTTGCTATCTAATTTTTTTGAAGTTCCTGCTGCGGATGAACTCGTATCTGATACGTCAACCACCATATAGAGATCACCACTACCTGTGTGATTCTCTAGTGCCGACTTGTCTGTTAGTCTTTGTCCTGCCATTGTTTAATTTTTTAATATAATTTTTTAACTTTTTAAAGTTTTCCAAACTACTTGGATATGTTCGCCTCTTAACAGTCATATGTTGTGATATTTGCTCCCTGTAAAAAGTTCTTCATTCTATTGCTTAATGGTGCTACATCTAAATTCATACCTGCGTAGTAGTTTCTAACTGTAGGCGACATTTCTCCTGCATCATTATTACTAGCGTATTCAGGGAATGCACTACTACCTTTATCTGTTAAGTAATCTATCAATCTTTGTCTGTAGAACTGTGCTGCATCTGTAGCGGTGTCCATTAGTGGCTTTATATCATCATAAGTAGCACTAGAAGATTGTTCTGTTGCTCCCATTACTACAACTGCATTGTTTACAAATCTTAGCCTTAAATAAGGTGCTAACTGAGCAAAAGAAAATTGAACAAGTGCAGGTTGTATATAGGTTTCCATTAAGGTCTTATAGTCACCTGCTAAACTGCCAGCCTGTATTTTAGTTTTTAGTGCTTCATATAAATCAGTTCCAAGAACAGGAAGTATATTCATATCCTGTGCTAATAAGATATAAGGCATAATAAGGTTATCATCTACTGAACCCCCTAAAGCCGTATCTTTCTTTAGTCTTGTACTACTTATAAATAATGTGTGTTGTATTGCCATAGTTTAATTTATTTTACTCCTGGATAATGTCCTTGATTTGGCATATTCTCAGGTGCTATTACTGCGTCTTTAATTCCTCTTGGTTTTGGTGTGTAGGACTTAGGAATACTATCTGTTTTACTATAGTCATCCATGCTTTGCCCCTCTCTTAATTCTGTTCCTTCTTTTAATCTATATAGAATAATCTTCCAAGCGTGTCTGCAATAAACCCCTCCTTTGAAGCGGAAAAGATCGTACGGTTTCCCTTTGTGTCCTAATTGTTTATTAACACCTTCACGACTTGCTTTATCTATATCTTCTAGTCTATAAACAAATCCCCCTCTCGCTAATCTCATCATATTCTTGCAGAATGTTCTAGTTGATTTGCTAGGTTTTCTGCTCTTTTTAATATACTTAAATCTAACTCTATAAAAAGATTTATCTAATTGACTTGGTTGATCTTCTTTGCTTATTATTTCGTCTGCAAACTTGCTCTTAGTTTCTTTTATTAAACTGTTCGCCCATTCTTCATAATCATCTACTTGTCCTTCATCTTGTTCATCTACGATTTCCCAAATATCACTATCAATTTGCTCACCCTTTAATTCTTCAAATACTAAGTTTAAATCATCATCTGACATTTCTATAAAATCATCAGAATCTATATCTTCTTTTGAAACACCTTCTTTTTCTTGATCTTCTTCTGATTGTGTCTTAGTAACTTCTAAGTCTATGAAATCAGCAGGTTTAAGCGATTTAAAGTACAAATCAAGGTTTATGTCATTAACTCTAAATATCTTCTCTAAACCTTTTAAAAGCGTGTGTTGGAACGGAATGATTACAGTATTTGAAAAAAGTGAAAAAGCATCACGCAATTCATCTGCATTATTACCTAACCCACCGCCTTCTGCACGTATTCCAAAAAGAATTGGACTTGTCACCCTATGACCTGCAAGGATTTGATTTACTGCCTGTTTAGACATTCCTTCCCAAGCACTTTGTGCATCATTCATTTGTATAGGTTCAATAATAGGTGCTGTTTCCTTGCCATCATTAAAAGTAATAAGTATTTTACCTGCATTACCACTACCAGCAAACTTAGCGTTTAATTGTCTTTCTATAGTACGTCTTTCCTCGTCTGTAGGAACTCCATTAGAAAAACCAACGTGCATACTCGGTGTCATTCCTGATGTGATATTAGATAGGTGAAATTGTGCTATTTCTAGTTCCATTTGAATCCAATCGGTAGCAGCAACATAATCTGGTGCAAAACCATAGAAAAGAGCAGGGTTTTTATCTCGGATCATTAAGATCTGACTTGCACTACTTCTGTCTTCTGTTGAGAACGCTCTATAAGGTCTTGGTCTGTATTCTCCCTTTTTATGTTTAGCCCAATTAGCACTATAATAGTAAGTATCAATTTCACCGTCTATCATTTTACCTGAACGGATATATTGTGCAGGTATATGTTTCATTTTAGCAATACGACTTCTATCTCTGCTCCATATTACATTGACGTAACACCCTCCAAATAGTTTTAAGTCCATTGCTAGGTCTTTTAATACGTCATCATCTGAGTTGTGTAATAATTCGTTTAGCCTTAACCAACTTTCTTTAGTATCTGTATTATCATCTACATTAGTGGCTGCTAATCCTTCACCATAAATCATTGCTCCTATTGACTTAATTAAAGCACCATTTATAGCACTTCCTAAGAATAGATCAAGCAAGTAGTTAGGATAAAGGTTATCTTGTCCAAAGTTCACCCAGTCATTTCTAGTATCTTCTACTAAGTGCGGGATGTTATAATGTGATAATTTTACTAAGTCTAGTTTCATAATTATATTGTTAAATAAACGCTCTCTGTATCTGAGTCGTTTGTAGTGTATTCAGTGTATTGAGTTGCTGCTGTTGTAGATATTAAATTAAATAAACCAGTATATAAAACAACGCTTACATTAGCAGGGTCTAAATTGGCGTTACTACTATTTTTATATATGACTAGATCATAAAAACCAAATGGAAAGTCAGTAGTGCCTACTTGTATTACACCTAATAAATTACCGAGTTCATTATAGGTAGGAGTTGTAGAATATGTTAATTTACTATATCTATCTCCTGTTGTTACAGTAGTAATAGTACTAGGCATAAAGTATTTGAACTTTTTTGTTTGCTGACTTTGAATGGATATTAATGGACGATCACCCCCTGCATAAAAGTCTGGATCAGCATCGGTAAAACGCAAATACATATTATTAGTAGTCTGAGAACCAGTGTATTTTGATTGTATCATATTTTTTCACAGTATTTTTCTAACACACTAAGCAAACATTCTTCCATTACTGCAACATTCTGTTCTGTTAAGTCTGGAAGAAGAATTTTGCCCTCATATTCACTTCTCAGTTGCCACATCCTTCTTTTGCTTTTTAGGTTGTTCTTTTATAAATAAACTCTCTCTAACACTTTCATTAAGTCCTTCTATTTGCTTTTGTGTTAAGTCATTTAATGGGATATTGATATTATCAACGCTTTTGCCTTCCCATTCTTTTTTTAATTTCCAAGTCATAGTAGTTTACTATAAATATAAAAGTTAAGATATTGTTTTTTAGTGTACAAAAAAAGGGGGCAAAAACCCCCTCTTTTATCTATTTTGAGTAACGATTAAGTTCCAACTGTAATAGTCAACGCTGCGTCTGCATCTGATAAGCCATCAAATGGATAGTCAGTAGTACCAGCACCTGAACTAGCAGGTAACTGAATTAAAGCATTTCTTTCTTCTGCTCCCCATTCTAGTGTGTATCCTGTTAAGTCCCCCTTTGAAACGCCTGAAATAACAGTTCCTCCAGTAACATAGCAACCACCATCAATACCTAATAAAAATACATTGTCATTTTCATCTTGAACAAAGATTTGCGCTCTACTATAAGCCATCAATCTTAACTCATTAGTCATATCGTGGTCTATCTTTTGTAGTGTTACAGATAATGTTTGATTAAAAAATGTAGTTCCATTTGCATTGTCTGAATTTATATTAACAGTCATACTAGATAAATTAGGCACTAAGTCATATTTAAATACTGTTGTAGCACTTCCTGTAGCACCACTCCAAGTAGCAAAACCTGCAGTAGTCATTTCAGTTGCATTAATAGTTGCTACGGCAGAAATGTTATTATTGTAATTTTTACAAATATAAATGGCTTTTAGACCACCTATTGCATCCTTACAATCTATTAAACGTCCTCTTGTAATATCACAAGCCATAATTGTTTATTTTTAAAGTGTTAATAAAAGGGGAGTAAATTACTACTCCCCATTTAAAGTATTATTTAGAACGTCACACCAACAACTCCGTCAGTTCCAATTCCTGTCTGTACACCAATTCCAAAGTTCATTACAACTCTAATGTTGTCTGAGCCATCATATAAATAGGTTGGTATGATAGAAGCCTCTAACATATCAGTTCCTAAATTAGAACCTACTACTAAGTTATCATTATATGTTGCAACAATAGCATCATCTGGCATACCTGGACACCTGAAAATGGGGTGGCCTAAATAACTAAGACCTTCAGGATTAAGTGTTAAACCTAACATATTAATACCTTGCCCTGAAGCAGTACCTGCTAAGAATTGTGAGTAAAAACTAAAAGTTTTATTATTCATATAAAAACCAAAACCCTGCTTAAATTCTAATCCTGGGTGGTCTGATACAACTTTATCGTAAACTGCTTTTAGACAATCATCGATATTAGTAGCATCAATAGCAGTACCTACACCAGCCATTGTCACTTGTGTAAAATCAGCACAAGCAGAAGCATTAAGACCTAATTGGTCAAAAACACCATCGTTAGACAAGAAACCTGCACCAAAGATAGGACCTGCATCTGCAACCCAAATACCATTCTCTATTTGTGCTGAAGCCTGACCTGCTACAACTTGTAATAAGAAGTCTTCAAATGATTGTGGAAGTCCTCCGTTTTGTGTCATATTTTTTCCAACCCATGTAGGATAAAGAGTTTTTCGGCACACCTCACGATTTACTTTTAAATCAGTTACAGTAAGCACTCTTTCACCAAGTGTAGTAGTACCTGCGTCATTAAAAGCACACGCTGCCGACACAATAGGGTCAGTTGTTACTAGACTACTAATCACCGCTTTACTTGTTAAACCATCCATTTGTCTTACATAACCTTTAGCAATCGTATCATTAGATTTGACTGCAGCAGTAACATAAGGCAACGCTTGTTCTCCTGCATAAGTAGTAGCAGGATTTATAGAGATATTAAAATCTCTTCTTTTGCTCAATAGAGCAGATTTTTTATTTGCCATCTTTTAAATTATTTATTGTTAATATAATACGCTGCCCTTTCACTACTGGAAAGTTTAGCCAAATCAATAGTTGAGCCAAAGTGTTCGCCTTCAGGATTGTATGCAATACCCTCCTCTGCAGGTTGTCCACTTAATTCAACTATTTTACCTTTAAGTTCTTCTATTTGTGTTGTTAATTCACCAATTATTTCAGAACTCATTTCAGTTTTTTCTTCTTCAACAGAATCTTCTTCAGATACTTCTTCTGAAAGTTCTTCTGTTTCTTCTTCTGCTTTTTTACCAAAAACTTTATCTTCCAATTCTGCTACTCTATCTTTTAACTTTTCGTAAGTTTCTGCCCAATCTGCTTTTTCTGCAGGTGTTTCACCTGGCTCATCGAACTCTTCTTTGTTTTCTTCAGACATTTCCTCAACTTCTTCAGATGCTTCAACGTCTTCTGCTTCTTTTTCTTCGCCTAAATCTAAGATTTCAGATGAATCCCCTATTGTCATTTTGTTTCCATTTTCCATAGTATAATTACCTGATTCTAATGGATTTGCCTCGCCATCATCAGAAATAGCAAAGACTTTAGAGCCAATCATAAATTGCTCATCTTCTGTAGCAATAATACGACCGTCATCTAATTTCATTTCAGCGTACATTTTGACGCTATAAGATTTAACTTCGTTTTTCATTTTTATAAGATTTAAAATTTTTTCTAGTGTTCCCATAACATATATATATATAAAGGTGTTATTATTGTTTATTTCTTTGAGTACCTAACAGTCTTATTTTTGATAGCAGCACACACTTTTGCAGCAGTTTCTTTGTTGCCATATTCCTTCATTTGATCTCTCATACAATCATCCCAAGAGTATTTTAACATTGCTTTTCTTTTACCATAAGCAATATACTCTAGCATCTTGTATCTTCTTTTGCGTTTCTTTCTACCTGTTTCAGCGTGTTCTTCTCTCATTGTTGCAGAAGAATGATCTGCACAAGGCATATATAACTTAACACCATCAACAGTATGAGCATGGCTACCTGAACAACCTTTAAACATTTCTGCATATAAATCTGCTTCTTCTTTATTTCTAAATAAAGGCTCACCATCTAAAGCACCTACAGGATTAAGTTCATTTTGTAGTATTACGTCTTTTATTTTTCCCATTAATACTTCATCAGGACATTCTTCACATACTTCGTCTAATATGTCTACACTCTTAGATGCTTCAATTAGTTTATCCGTAAAATATCCTTCGATGGAAAAACCTCTAACCTCCTTATTCTTAATAGCATCCCATATTTCAGGATTGTTTTCAGCAGATACTTGTACAAACCAAGTTCCAAGTGGCATATTCTTAAATCCATACATTAAAGATTTATCGTATTTCTTATCCTCCTTAATCCACGACTCTACGACAGTTAAACCTTGAATTGGCTCTTTGTGTTCTAGTGTGTGGTTATTGTTGTTTAAACTAGCCATAAATAACTTCTGTGCTTGTTTTATTGTTTCTTTAGTAAAGTAAACATCATACTCTTCATTAGTATCTTTGTCTAGTCTAGGAATACGCTTTTCTGGTATAAGTATAGCACCTATTAACTGTTTCTTTTCTTCATCTGCTTTAGCAAGACTTAGAAAGTCATTGTTAAAAAACACAAAGTTTTCTTCTATTGCTGGAAATTTCACAATGCTGATTGCGTCTACCCCAAAGTGATCAGCTGTTTCATCTATGATTAGTTCTATTAATTTTCGTTTTTTCTTCATAACATATATAAATATAAAGTTCTTGTTTTTGTTTATAAAGTGGCTTGTATTTCTAACTCTTCTTGTAATGCTTGAGCATCAGAAATGTCAGTTTCTACAACATACGCTTGAACAGGTTGTGTTCCAATATCAGGTGGAGATATGGCTTCTAAATTAGGAGTAAGACCACCCATCCCCATCATTGCTTGTGGTGAAGGAACATCTGGTGAAGGTCCATCATCGCCTCCACCTGTGACTCCAGGCAATTTAGTTGCTATTATTTTTTTCACATTAGCCATACCTGCGGCTACTGCTCCTATCGCTGCTATTGGTCCAAAGATAGGACCTGCTCCAACAGGTGGTGGTGCTAATGCTGCGGTTGCTGCTGAGTAAGTATTTATTAATGCCTGACCTACTGCTAATGCTTTACCTGCTTTAGATTCTTCTCCTACTAGACTAGCAATATCACCCATCGCACTAGAAACAATACCTCTAACTGTATTATTTTTATACCTTTCTATTTGGATTTCTGCATCTGCTGTTTGTTGTGCAGTTTGTACTCTAATAATACCTGTTTTCTTTATAGAATTCTGTAGAGCGGTTTGACTATCTATTTGTTCCATAGTTATAGCCTTTTCTTGATCTCCTTTCTTTTTAGCATCAGCAAGTAACTCTCTCTCCATTGTATTTAACTCTCTAGTTACTCTTAATTGTCTTTGAGTAGAAGATGTTTGTAAATCAATTAGTCTGGCTCTCTCATTTGCTAAATTTTGTAGATCTTCTTCACTAGATTTTCCCAAGTCAATTACTGCCTGTAAAGCATCCACTTTCCTTTGCTGTATATCTAACTCTATTTCTGCAACTCTTTGCTCCTCTGCTATTGCTGCTTTTAGTGCAACAAGTCTATCTTCTAAACTTTTAGTTTCATCTTCTGCCAACAACCTAGATTCTGCAATTATTCTATTTGCTTCTGCTCTTACAACTACCATTTCCATTTCTGAATCCCTTACTGCTTGAAGTTGTCTAGTAAGGTCTGCCATTGCTTGTGTTTCTTCTTTAATCTCTGCTGTAGTTCCTGTAAATGCTTCTTTAAATGCTTGTAGAGGGTTTTTAAGTCTTATAAGTGCGTTGATAAAATCTTCAGCCCTATCTCTAATAACATCAAACGCTGCACTTAATTGCGAAGTAATTACTTCAAATTTTCTAGCAGTTTCTATATTGCCACTAAATATATCTTTTAATTTCATTAGTGCTGCAACAATAAGCCCAATACCAAGTGCTTTAAATGCAACACCTAATCCTTTTACTGCGCCCGTCATTTTACCAAAAGCACCTTTTGTACCTGCTGCAGACCTAGAAGTATCTTTAACACCCTTATCTAAAGCCTGTACGTCTCTTATAGCGTTTTTTGCGTCTACATTTATTTTTATATTTTTCTCTACCGCCATACTATTCTTATTAATTGTTTAAACATTCTTCTAAAACTTGTGTGATATTCTTCCATACCATAAGCAAAGTCTAGTTCTTTATCTTTATACTCTACTAACTGAATGTGGTCTATAGTAGGTATTATAAGTTTAGTTGTTGATTCTATATACTTTTTTAGTTCCATAGTAAATAATCTCCGTTTTGTAATTCTATATTTTGTCCGTTTTGATATAAAGCCCAATTCTCATCATATCCTAAACTCATATTGTTAAGTCTGTTGACATCTATGTCTGCTGATAGTTGCCAAATTCTTTTAGTATCTAGTTCAGTATCATCTAATCCAAACTGAACCGATCCACTTGAGCCAGTAATGTAAAGAGTGCAAGTAGCAGATCCAGTATCTCTAACATTGAAATCAAATGTCCCTCCTGCTGTTCCTATTTGCCTTATTGTTCCATTTATATTTTGAAAGACAGTATAATAAGCAAATCCCTCTGTGTATCCTAATGGATAAGTAGTGCTAGTTCCCCCTACAACAGTAGCAACACCTTTAACTCTTATAATCATATTTGAATTATTAGGTATTGAAACAGGCTTAGCATACAAGTCACCCTGTGCATAAGCATAACCTCTAGCCCTTGCTGATGTATTTCCTATAAGCACTATTTTATGTGATTCTCCTTCTAGTTGTGGAATGTCACGGTTTTTAGTTTTGTATTTGATAACCATATCATCACCGTGCAAAGGAATAAGGGCTTTACTATATTTGGTGTTATTATCGCCTATGACTAAAGGTCTATTTGAACCTCCAAACTTGTTATATATAAGTGATTTGGTTTGTACTGAACTAAAGATAGATGTATTAGAAAAAATGCTTTGTATTCTAATTGGTAAACTACCTGCGTTTGCTATACAAGGGTATAAGCCATTGGCTGCTTGGTTTGTAGCATTCCATAAGACCTGTCCACCATTACAAGTACAGCAATTTGGATTAGCATAGATACCCAGAACATCTCCAGAACTTATATCAGGTGTGCAGCCAGGTGTATCTTCAGGACACCATAAGTAAAGCGTATTTGCATAGAGGTTGTTATTGTTAATTTCTCCTAAAACATAGTCACATCCTTCACACTGGACAAGAGTGTCTACAACTTTTAAAAGGGTTACTTTAGTACTTGCTTTTGCTCCTACTTGATAATTTGATATATTTAAGACTCTCCAATAAGTATCTTTTATAAAAATTTCATCATTGAATTTAAAGTTTAAAATATCTACTTCATCTAAATTCAAATAGCACTCCATTATTCTAGCCTCGCTATTATATATGTCATTTATATACTGCTGCCAATATAAGCCGTATAATGAGTTATTAAACCAACTACCAGTGCCATTGTTATAGTTAAAAACAGAAAGATTTCCAACTACAGGTGGTGAAGAATTCCAGTATAGTGACTTATTTGCTTCTGTTAAAGAGTAAACATTACTACTAGGAGTTATATCAAAAGGACTGCACACAGGATAAGTAGTGAAGTTGTAAGCAGTGACAGTAACAGTTCCAGAGTTGCTAAAAACTCTATGAAGGTTATAAGATGTAGAAGAACCTGTAACACCCAGAACTGTTGTTGGAGAACCATTGTAGAAAAATAGTTTTGGCTTTGTTTCTTTTATTTCGTTTTTAAATTGTCCATCTTGCTCAGTATAAGAAAATTCATACTGCGGAGAAAAGTTAGGTAAATATGTGCCTCCTTGAGTATCTTCGTTTACAAATACTTGACTATTAATGAAAGGAGAAAATATAGAGTTATTTTTTAATTCTCCTGTAGCAAAATCATTGCCAAAATCATCTATTTTTAAATGACCATACACATTAAGGTTAGGGAATTTTTCCTTAAATTCCTTGTTATACATATCTACATCCTCTTGATCTGTAAAATGAATAGTCTTTTTTTGGATAGTTGTAGTGTCTTTTACTATTATCTCTTTTGAAGTATCTATCTTGTCTGTCCAATACTTTATGTCACCTGCTGCTAGATAGTCGTTGTAAGGCTCTATTATTAAGTTTCCTGCATCATCAGGGTCTGTTACTACTAATAAGTTAAATCTCTCTATAATGTCTTTTAAAAATGCTTTTTGTGTTATTTCAGGATCTATGCACGAAGGAATATCTACAGTCGCTCCATATATGTCATTAGAATATCCAACCCAATCTATTCTTATATTGCTGTATAAATCATTACCAACAGGAAATATTAAAGCAGCATCTTCCGTAAACTTACCTAGTGTAAGTGTCATAGTTCCTCCAGAACTTTTATAATTGTCTACTAGTATTACTATTTGAGCTGATGCTCCAGTTGGCATTGCAGATAGGTCTAATTGCCATACCATCCATCCCCAGTTTAATGTATTGCTACCTGTTGTTGTTGCTTCCCAAACAGGACTCTGTGCATAGTTATAGTTTAAATCAGGAGTATTAGTGGTAGTGTCAAAACGTCTTAAAATCGCTTGGAAAGTTATCACAGAACCAGTTGCTGGAGCGATATTACTTGCACTCATTATATGCCTAACACTTACTTGTGTCATATTTACATCTGATCTAGTGAAATAGTTATAGGTTTCATTCCATATATTGTCAGCGTCTATCGGTGCAGTGTTATTCGTTGTAGGAGTTACTGTATTTGCAGGCACTATATGTTGGCTGCTCTGTGATGAAGTAGATGTAGTTGTTACAATTCCCCATTCTGCATTATTTCCAACATCCATAACCCCACTAGGGTTAGCATTACTATTTGCTGTAGGAGTTACTCCTATACCTAAATGACCACAAGTAGTCATAAATAACTTACCAAAATAAGAGCCGTCTATAAATGTAGAAGTATAAGAAAACCCTGCTCTAGCAATAATTAATTTTATAAGGCTTTTTAATTGTATAGCAGGTCTAAATTGTGACATTCTAACACTTAGTTCTGATGATATATCAGAGTCATTTATAGAACTAATTGCTGAACTATCTAGCCTTAAGAATTTTTTTGTTGCACTACCAGTAGCATCTACTTCATTAGGATTAAAATAGAAGTTTGGATCTATTACAGAGATAGGATAAACTATTTTAGAAACCGAAGCACCACTGTCATATAGTGAAGCACCAGCAGTATTTTGTAATGAATTAGACCAAGATGCAGCCAGATTAGACTCATTAAAAACGTGGTTAAACTCATCATTATAACTTCCATTGCTATCTAAAAATGCATCTTTTAATCTTTGCTCTCCAATAGTGCTAAATAGTGAAGCAGTATTAGCCATTAATACAACTTCATAAACTTGTGCTTTTTTATACACTGATTTTAATTGGATAAATCCCTCCATCTGTGGAACTGTTCCAACATATAAAACAGCATCAAATTTCTTTCTTGTGCTAAATACTAAAGTATCTAAATTTACATTAAACCAATTCTGAAAGAATTCATTGTTATTGTCTGTGAATGGCAATTTAAATGTTTGTGAATAACTACCTTTTCTTGTTTCAGGTTCTTTAATATCTGCAAACTGAAAATTTAAACTTACATTTGGTGCTTCTTGTAGGTCTAATTGATAAGTAGTTTCTGAAGTAGCAGCAGTTGTAGCCTTCCTATATGCAACTAATCTTACATTCATTAGGAGTTAGTATTTAAAGGGTTAGCGTATTCTATTTCTATAGTATATTGTATCAGTTTATCATTAGCAACTGTTTTCCTAACGTGGCTAGAACTTGTTATCATAACTGCTTGAGTGTATGTAGTATCAGAATTTTCTACTACTTGAACGTCTGAACTCATTATCAATTTCTCTATCAAATTTGCTTGTTGTTCTGATATATAGTCTGTGTTAATTATTTCTTTTAAAGTAGCCGTAGTTTGTCTTGTGGTTTTTCCTCTTTGTGTGTTGTTATATCTCCATTTAGAACCGCTAAAAGTACCTAGCATTTTATTGTAGTTGTTTCTTTCTACATTTACTGTTTGAGTAGATTTTAACTTAAAATTAAAATAGTCATAACCACCTTTGCTATTAATCCACGCTAATCTTCTAACATTGTAACCTTTACAACTTCCATCTTGTTTTATAAAATAATAAGCAGCAGTTTTATTTGTTGAAGTTGCAGGGTTTGTTGGTGTGTCACTTGTTCCTCTTATAGTATAGTAAGCCCATCCCGATTTATTAGACGGTCTAGCATCTGTATTCCTTGACTGTGCTTCTAAGTTTGCAGGTCCACATCCAAAGTACAGTAGTCTTTCACTATTAGTTAAAGAACCATCTGTAGGAACTTCTCCACCATTTGTATTAGTATTGGCTATATATTCAGCGTCACCTATAAGAGCATTTGAAGAGTTATAGTATGCTATTTGTATTTGTGTTAAAGCACTATCAAAATTAGAATTATCATTTAAAAACGCAACAGTATGATAATCACCAACTTCTGTTGTGTCATTCCATTGAACATAATTAATATATCCACTTGTATTATAATCTCCAGAATCTGTTTCTACATCACTTAAAAATTTATCTGTTGCTCCTGAAGAATTATAGACATTAAAGTCAGTGCCTTGAATGTAGTTGGCGTCTGTACTTCTAGGAGTCATAAGTGGTAAAGAAGCCTGTAAATAATATAAGGTATCATTGACTGAATCACTTGTTACTTCGCTTGGACTCGCTGATGCTGACGTGCTGTATTCTTGGTATCCCTTAACATATATTTTTTGAATCTGTGTTTCGTCAGTATTTCTATCGCCATTTACACTAAAGGGAAGAGTTGCTGTGTTTGCTCCTACCTTATGAAGAGTTCTAAATGGAACCCCACTGTCATTTTGGTCAAATACTGTATGTACTAACTGACTATTAACAATTTCTCTTAAATCAAAAAACGCTCTTGCCTTGTTATTAGTTACGTCAGAACTATATCCGTTTCTTCTTTGTTTTATCTTAGCCAATAGAGTACCCGAAGCGTCATTTAATCTAACTTCTAAAACTAATTTGTAGTAAAAATAAGAAGCAGTAGTTGCGTCATCTTGAAATAACATATAACCGATTACGGGCGTCCAATTTGTTATAACTGGAACTTTTGAAGTTGTGTTTACTGGTTTCTGTTGCCATTCTAATGCTGATGCCATATTTTAATCTTTTAATGTTTTTTCTAAAGCCAGTTCTAAATCATCTGCAAATGCTTTAGTTATATTTTCTAATTGTTTATCTAATTGTTGTGTAAATGGTTTGCTGAAGAATTGTGTTCTTTCAAGTCCTCTTTGGAATATAGAACGTTGAATCAAAAAGGCTAAACTCTTTCTTGCTATAAATCTACCTTTTGCATCTCTTCCAGCCTTTAAAGGTTTGCTAACAATCCATTTATCTATAAATCTTCTAGGAGGCATCTTAGTAGAATACTTAAATGGACTACCTTGTCCTCTTGCTCTTCCAGATCCTTTAAATCCTCCTGCACCTCTAACACCCTCATCAACGAACTGCCAATAATCTTCTGCACCACCAAACTCAAATTCTAGTGTTACTGAGTTTTTTCCTGATGTTACTAGATAATCAAAATCATTATATAATGTATTAGGGCTAGTAGTTTTCTTTTTACTCCTAAGAATACCTTTTCCCTCCTTAACAACACTTGTGCCAAGTTTCTGTAATGATTGTATGGTATTTTTAAATTCCATTATGAATTAGGATCTACTGGTGCAATACATAGGTTATTCTTATTATTTACATCTAAACTAATACTAGCACTCCATCCTGTCAAAAGGTTGTTAAAACGTGCTGTGAAAGGTTCTGCTGTTATAGGTAACTGAAGAACTACCTCACCATCTACCCAAGAAGTAGAATATAAAGCGTGTTTAAATTCTGCTACAACATCTTGTAGTATTTCTAGGTTTTCTGAGTATGAATTAATTCTACCTGTTCTTTCTTTGTTAGGAGCATCACCTACTTCATCATTTATCATATCCATTACATAGATAGTAAAATTGTAAGTTAACACACCTTGATTAATCACCGCACTTCCTGGCTCTGCATATAGTATAATATAATCAGTAGCACCTAATTTATTGATGTCTACTTCATCCATCATTCCTGAATGAAAACTACTTATTTGATAGTGTTTACTGGCTATTGTTTCAAAATATCCTACTACATTTCTAAAACTTATCATAGTTACTTCTTTGTTTATTGTTATAATCTTGGCTATATGCCAAATATGTTAAGACTTCTAAAATAGGTAGTCTTGTTATTTTTTCTATGTCTAGTATGCTGTTACTCAATCCAAAAAGGACATTGTACCAACCCCACTTAGAACTCATTGTTGCACCCTTTGTGGTGTCGTTTTCTGATGGGCTAAATAACGGTGCGAAATCTTCGCTAATCTTTCTCCTAAACTCAAAAAAAAACCTAACGAACTTAATGCTATACTCATTGGGCAATCTTTAAAAACCTCTTCTTTAAACTCTTCAGGATTGTAAGGTTCTATAGCATATCTTTCATTTAATTTGTTAGTTACTTGTCTATATAGTATACTCATAATTATATGAAGATTTTTAATAGGCTCTTTACAATACGCTTCCAAATCTATATATTCTCCTGTAGTTAAGTTATTTAAGTTAGGGCAGAATCCATATTCTATACCTTTTAAATTAAATATCTTTTTAAAATCCTCTTCTGTAGGCTCTGTATCTATCATTTTTTTGATAATACCCATAATCTCCTTGAGATCATTATAAGCCATTTTCTTTACTACGAAGGGGCTGGTGTTGCATAATAAAGCAAGGCTTTTTATTACCTTGTTTTTCTCAGTTCCTTTACCCTCCTGAATATCTACATACTTTTGATAAGTGCTGATAGTTATATCATTCCAATTATCAGGAATAGTTAATTTAACCTCTTTCATTACTAATAAATATAAAAGTTCATAATTCGTTTTTTATAATATATAATACTTCCCACTGTGATTGATAGAAAGTTTATTTAAACATAGATACCGCGTTGCATCAACGAGATGATCGTTTACTTTTACAGGCGTATTTAATACATCACCATTTTTATCAGTAGCCCACTTATAACCTCTAAATTCTTTAATTGCATTTAGACTGTCTTTGGTTATATTAAGTTTATATCTTCTCATTATGTCAATCCCTAAATGTATTCCTGCGCCTTTCTTAGCAGGTTTTATATTAAATCCTTGCCTGTATATTTCTTCTATTGATTTAGGTTCTGCACTATCACCTACTATTTCTGTTTGTCTGTCTACTCCGAGTTCTCTCATTTTGTTTGCTAGGTCTGTATTAGTTAAACGCTTTTCATAAAGTAATTCTCTAATATATAAACTATCATCTAACTGCCTTACTTCTACAAGTGCTGTAGGACTATTAGTAAAGCCAAAGTCTAAGCCATAGCCAATTAATCTACCTTGTACATCATCTACTAAATTAAAGTTTCTGAATATCATTGTTTGTATTGTTCCTATTTCACCAAGTCCATAAACACGCCAGTAGTCTGGATCAATATCTTTTAACCTTTCTATTTCTGCAATAGTATCTTCATCTAAGAATGGATTTGCTTTATATGTAGATTGTAAGAATGTGCAATCATCTCTAGTATGTACTTTCTCATATATCCACGAATAAGGGTCTGAAGGATTATAGTCTAAGTATATCTTTTCTGTTGTTCTAAGTATTAACTGCTGCCAATCTTCATAAGTAAACTCATTGGCTTCATTACACCATAAATAGTTTCTTTTACGCCCTCTAATCTTTTGAGGTTGGTCAACACTTATAAACTCTAAAATGTTACCGTTAAGCATATAAGACAATTCGGATTTGTTGTGATTTTCTTCTGAATATAATTCTAGTTCTTTTAAGATATTAAGAACATCTCTATAAGCAGTACCTTTAAGAGCAGGGAGTGTCTTCCTGCATATAGTAAATACTTTACCTGTTTCTTCTAAGCATTTAACAATAAACAACTGGCAAAGCGAGTAGGTCTTACTAGAACGGGTGCCCCCCTGTAAGCACGTCACTCTAGTTGTAGACCTATACGCCTTGTGAAATACATTCGTGGTTTTAATCTTTGCCTGTATCAATAACCTCTATTTTAAGTTCAGTAAGTGGCTTACCCCCACTTGTTATATCTAGTTTCTCTGCATAGCCTCTCTCTTTAGCCTTAGACTTTAGATAGAATATAATGCTTGTTTCTTTACCACTAGATATGTTTTTTATTAATTGTCCTTCTACATAGTCTATCTGTGCTTCCTTAATATCTTCTACTGCTTTTGCAAACTCTTCATCTTCTCGCATATAACGATAGTATGTAGATCGGCTTATATTACCTGCCTTTTTACAAGCGTGATAAATAAGTCCTTGCGTTTCTTCTAACGCCTTTAATAGTTTTTCTTTTTTATTCTGTGCCATTTGTATTATTTTATCTTTATATTATAACCCTTTTCCTTTAACTCGTTGTACAGTTGTTGTGCCTTAATTAGGTCCTCTTCTTTTATAGTAATAGTAGCAATATCTTCTTTATCTTCATCTATCTTATCTATGTTCAATCCTAAGTCTATGTGTTTAAATCCCCAGTCTACTAATTCATCTATATCAAATTCTGTGCTTAATATATCAAAATCAAACTCACCTGTGTTTTTATTTAGTCTTACATTTAGTTCTCTTTCTTGTTCTTTAGTTAAATCTAACACAACACAATCTATTTCTTTGTGTTTTAATTCCTTACATATTTTATAGCGTTGGTGTCCGCCTATTATGGTAAAGTCTTTATTTACTATAATAGGATCAACAAGTCCAAAGCGTTCTATTGACTTCTTTAAATCATTATACTGCTTAGTGCTAATTTGTCTGGGGTTATATCTAGCAGGTTTTAATTTACTTATTTCTATTTTTTCTATGTTCATCTAATTTCTTATTTATATGAATTAAAGCATATACTTGCGCACATACGTTTTCTAAATGTTTTATTCTTGTATACATATTAAATGACTTATCACTTTCTGCGTTTATGTGACAATCTCTACACAAAGAAACAAGGTTCTCTATATAGTCATTAGTCACTTTGTTTCTTGTTCGTCTTTCTAGGTGATGAATATCCTGAGCGACAGAATTGCACATCTCGCAATAAATTGTGTCGCTTATATCATACCCAAAGAAATCAAGATATACTTTCGTATGTTTCTGCATTTTTTTTCTTTCTGTTATTAAAATCATCTCTTGGAGAACTTACAACGAAATTACCACCACAAAAATAACAGCCATTATTTTGCATTAGTGTCATTGTACCACAACTACAACAGAATCTAAATGTTTGATTACTCATTTGAACAACTATTTTGATATACTTTTTTTAATTTTGCTAATGTTTCTCTAACACAAGGACCACAACTGCTAGTTTGTTTATTAGAGTTAAACACTTTGTTATATAACTTAACCATTATAGATTGATCTTGTCCTGTTATAGTTCCTTTTGTTCTGTCAATAACTTCTTCATATATCTTCATCTCATCTTCTGTAAATTGTCTGACAGTTGCATAAGGAAAGATTTTATTTAAAGTATCACGTCTTTTACTACAATTGCAATCATCACCTAAGACTTTCTTTGCAACCTTGTCTATTCCTGTTGCCTTTAGTGCTTTCTCAATAGTGTCTCCTAAGCCTTTACTTTTTTTGGTCATCTTTAAATCCTTTAAGTATTTTTTCTTTTAATTTATCATTATCTAGTATTTCAAAAACCTTGTGTAGCATTAAATTTATTCCATCTCTCATTGTTTCCATATACATTGATTCTTCACCTAAAAAATAACTCTTGCCCTTTTCGTCTTTAAATTTACAAATCTTATGCCTTCTTAAATCTTCACTATTATAATTTTTTAAGGCTCTTAGTATTCTACTCTTTTTCATTTATTAAATAGTTTTTTACATTCTTAATTGCTTTATATATCGTGTTTTTATTTATCCTAGTTTCTTTAGCCATTTGTGACAGGCTAAATGATTTTCCATTTTTATCAACACCCTTATAATAGATGCGGAAGATTTCTGCATCAAACCAATACAGGTCTTTTAGTTTATCCTCTATCCATTGTAGTTTCTCTTCTACTTCTTCTTTATTCTTTTTATTGCTTTTATAATCATCTGCACTAATAGATTCTAGTTGAGGTCTTGTGAGGTGATATTGATAATACTTTTTATACTTGTAGAAGTATCTGCTTGTTTTAGAATGATACTGGTTTAACATTACTCTAACCACATAAAACGTCATCTGCTTATTTTCTATGATCTCTCTTATTCTAACAGGATCACATTTATATAGTTCCTCAATAACAAAACTTAATAAGTCATCTTTTTCTTTAACACCTGCTATATTATAAGCAATGTCTTTCAACTTATCATAGTTCTCTATAAGGTATTCATCTAACATATTTTGACTACTGAGGGTATTTTTTCCTGTTTCATTAAATTGTATTCTACATCAGAAACTTTGCTTGTATCTATCTCTGCTATGTTATCAAATCTATTGTGCAATCTCTTATAAATATAATTTAATATATTTTCATTTTTTTTCAAATCTCTTAAAATAAAAGATAAGTTAGCACCACTATCAAATAAAATTGTAAACAAATAGTTGTTAGTATCTACATAATTTTCAAACAATCTATCACGCCTACTATTAAAAAATGTTCTCTTAACTTTCATTTAAATAAGTATTAATTGCATCTAATGCCTCATCTATTCCTGTGCATATTTCTGCTTTATATCCCCTTTTAATTAGTTCCTTTTGCCAATGTAATTGTGGCTTACTTGCTTTATTGTATCCTGTCTTTAATTCTATGGCTAGTCCGTGATAAATTCCTTTTGGTTCATAAATAAATAAATCTGGGAATCCTTTTTTGTATCCTGACTTTTTTGCCTTTATTCTTTGTGACATATGCACTTGATACTGTCCCCCCATTGATCCACAATATAAAACCTGTTGTAGTTCTAGATATTTACACACTGCCTTTTGTAATTGATATTCTTTCATAAATCATATTTTAAATACATTGAATCAAGTTCTGCTCCTATTTGCATTATTTGTAATTGCAATGAGTCTATTAGTATGTATTGAGAATTATTCTCAACATTTTTAATAACCTCATTAAATTCATTAATTGTGTTATTTGTATATATTAACATTGATAATGTAATTAACCAAAATAATAAAAGTGATATTTTATATTTCATACTTTATGCTTTTTACGCCAAGTTGTTCCTGCTGTTGGTGAATAAACTGTCTCAAATCCTAATGACTTTAAATATTCTGTATATTCTAATCTACTACTAGCATCTAATTTTTTATATGCATATTCATCCCAGTAATCCAAATACTTTGATTTAGTATTCTTATTAAATCCGTTCGCCGCCCATCTTTTAAGCCTTAGGTTTATATCAAATGTTTTCTGTAGTTCGGCTCTAAACTTAGAACCACTTTTATTTCTTTCTGTCCAATATAAGAAGAAGTCATTTTTATCTTCATCACTTATATCTTTAATTGAGTGGATGGACTTTTTAAAGTCCTCTATTCTATTTTCTATACTTTTACTCTTCTTTACTTTTGCTTTACTTATACTTATACTAGTAGTACTATCCTTATTCGAGCGTATTACGTCCGTATTATTCCACCTTTTATTTATACTTTCTTTTGCTTTCTGTGACTTTAAATTTATCTCTTCTATATGTTCATATAGTCTTCTTGAATAAAAACAATTATCCTCAACTACAAATAAGTCAAAATCTTCTATAATCTGTTTTAATTTGTCTGCATCACATTGCAATCCAAATGCTAGGGTTTCATAGTCTTCTATACATAGTTTATTTTCTTCACTAAACAATAGTTCTAGTATTGCAAAGTAGATTCCATAAAATTCCCAGCCACCAAATTTTCTGAGCCTAATTAATTTAAGGTCATTTCTAGCATTAGAGTCGTGATTAAAAAAAGTCTTTTTCATAAGTTAAAGTTTAAAAAATAGTGCCTACACACAAAAGAAAACAAAATAAAGGAATAAAACAAGTATGATGCATAGGCACTAAGAAAATTAGAAGGGGGCTTTATCGGTACTGTTATTAGTATATTCCGCTTGTTTTTTACCTTGTACCCAATCTACGAAACTATCAGCTGTTTTTATAAGTTCGTGAATTTCTATCTTTTCGTGTACTACTAAATCTATTGCTGCCTTTAGAGAACTCTGTCTTATAATACTTAATTGTCTATCATTATCTGGAGCAGGTCTATTGCTTGAAAAATTAGAATTTTCTCTCTGTATTTTAATAGTACCTCTTTCAGTTAGTTCATAGGATATTTCTTGCCCTACTTCTACATAAGCATTATCTTTTTGCTTAAAGATAGCACCAGTATCTCCATTATCTAAACTTAACTCAAAAACATAAAGAGTCTTATTGTCATTAGTTATAAAGTCTGGCTTCTTTTGTATGTTAGTAATTTTCGCTGTTTTCATCTTTTAATTTTTTATATTTAATAATTCGGTTAATTCTATATTTAGTATTTTACATAGTCGATCTGCTTCACTTATTTTAAAAGTGCCAGGAGATTTTATTTTTGAAAGCATTGTAGGATAACTCATTTGCATATACTCTGCCATTTCAATCTTATTAATTCTTTTCCTGAACATCTCATATTCTATGATATTTTTCAATTTATCATTCATAATTATTTATTTAAAATTACAAGCCAATAATAGTTAATTTATTTTAATATACCAGTAAATTAATTTAATAGTTATTAACATTCTGATTGTTAATAAATAAAAACAATTCTTTATTTCGTGTTAATTTTATTTTATATATATTTGTGTCATAATCAATTAAAACAAGTATTAAATAAAATATAGAAATTATGAAAAAAGAATTATATAAAAACCAAATGTTAGATTTAGAAAAAAATGATCTATTAAAAGTTTACGACTATTTCTCTAATGAACTCTACACTTATTTTGAGAATAAATTAATTCCACAACTTAAAAAAGAAAGTTTAGATTGGGAACAAGATAGAGTGGTTGCTATGGCTATAAAAAAGCAAAGTGAATTTTTATCTTATTTAGATGATTTTAGAGAAGTAATAGAAAAGAAATAAGAAAATGAAAATAGAACTAACTACACAGGAACAAGCAATGCTAACTATAGCACTATTAGAAAAGCGTCAAAAAAACGAACAAACTATAACTAAGTATATAGAGTGTTTAAACGCTTCTAAAAGCACAGATGATGTTAAGTGGTACAATCACCTTATAGAAGGAGAAAGAACACAACTAGACGCAGTTAATAATATACTAAAACAATTACAATGGAAATAAGAACATTTGACACAACTACGCCTACAGGATGGAAACAAGCCATAGAGTTTGAAAAACAAAATCCTCAATATAAATTAATAACCAGTAGACTAGACTTTGTTTGGTACTACGAAAAAAAAGAACACAATGTTTAAAAAAGGAACACAAAAACAGATACTATACGATTATCTTTTAACAGGTAAATCTATAACAACTAAAACAGCAATAACAGAATTAGGATTTGCAGACCTTCAGGGGGTGATTCGTAATCTTAAAAATGCTGGTATTAGTATTAGAACAGTAAATAAAAAAGTTAGTACTAGATATACTAAAGCAGATGGATCTCCTAAGTATGCCTATGTTAAAGAGTATAGTTTAGGTCAACAAGAAGATGACTGTGAGATATGGACCTTTAGAACAGCAGAAGAACAAGCAGAGTGGGAAGACTTTTGCGAAAATACTCCAATACAAGAATCCACCAAAAACTATCTTAAATCTAAGCATAGACATACTGTGAAGGGTACTAGAATTGATGATGATAGAGATGTGAGTACGCTACAAGATTGGTTACATAAGAATAGAGACTAGAAAAGCACCTGCATTGAACACATTAACACAGGATTAAGGAGATCACCTGTATACAGGCGCTTATCTATCTTTAAGTTTAGTTATTAACTCTCTAAAGTCTTCTCTTATTCCTTTTATATCATAAACTTTTTTATTGTTTTTGTCATAAGTATAATAAGCACCTAGAGATAACTTTTCCTTATATATGTGATTTAATTTACTCATAGTTTCATTAACAAATTTATAGGTAATTTTCCATTATTCAAAATGACCGCACAACCTATTGCGGGTTTTTTTCCCGCTTTAGCATATGCAAACGAATATTTTGAGAAGTTTATGCCCGAGGCTACCTGGCAACCATAGATTCTAAAATTTTGACCTACATAGTGTTCACAATATGCCTGAGTGTGTAAGTGTCCTTGCACTGTGTTCATCATATCTGCTCTGCACTTAGTTCTTGCAGTACCACCCTCTCCGTGTATATATTGAACTCCGTCTTTTACATATCTTTCAACAAAATTCCAACCAGGAACTTCTAAGACTTCTTTGTATGATTTAATCCATTTGCTAGGGATAGCAGAAGTCTGTGCTTTACGCATTACCATTCTATCGTGATTACCTATTATAACAGTTGCTTTAGGAAATGCTTTATACCAACGTGCTATTCTTTGGATCGCATACTCTAATTCATCTGCACCACCCATACCATCAGCAGAAGTTTCGTGATAACTAGCATAATGATTGTCGATCACATCACCAATAAAAACAACTTCATTGCAGTCAAATTCATCATATTTAGAAATACAAAATTCTAAGTATTTATCTAATGAAAAAGGTTCGTGTAAATCTCCAATAACTAGAACGTTATTTAATGAGTTGCCTTCAGATTGGCGTAAATCTGTTATTAAGTCGTGTTCCGACTTTGTTAGTCTAAGACGATATTCTTTGAGTTGTTTTATTTCTTTTTAATTTTTTCAAATCCTCTACTTCCAAAATATGCTCCTATAGTTGTTATTAGACATATTTCTAGTAAAGATTTCCACTTGTCATCTACGTTAAAATTTATTGTACCACTATCAACAAATACTAATAATACTGTTGAAACAATTAAGAAGGCTAAGGTTAGTGGTCTAATGTTAGCAGGTAACCACCCTGCTTTATTATCACTTTCCCACCTTCTAGTGATTTGCTCTTCTGCACTTGCTTGAGCATCTAAAACCATTTGCTTAAATTTAAGTTTTAATTCTTTTCGTTCTTCGTCAGTAGTAACAACGTTATCAACCAACTTATTAACATCCAAAGACATATTGCCAAATATATTTTTTAAGAAACTCATAAACAATTATAATCTATTGGTGAACGATATTTAGTTTTATTGTTCTTGTCTTTATATGCAACTAGAACCTGTTTTCTATTGTCACTTATTTTCCAACTTAAATGAATCCAAGCAGGATGAGTAGTATCTAACCTTTCCGTTGGTGCAGGATTACCGAACTCTAAAATACATTGATCAAAGTCTAAGTCTAAATCTATTAATGCTTTGTAAATTTTTAAGTTGTCCATTGAGCCACGCTTAACGTATTGACAATCAATGGCTTCATATCTGCAATGCTGTGAATTAGAAGATGATCCTATGACCTCTGAGAGTTCTGGACTTCTATAGCCACTTGTAATCCTAATAGAACCTACTTCATTCCTGAGTGGCTGTAAAAGGCTAGTGGCTAGAAGTCTTAATTTAATAATACCTT